TTTTCGCAGCCACATTAGAAATATCAGCAAGTGCTGTTCTAACGCTCTGCGGAAGTGGAGTGCCTTGACTTGCCTGGGGAGGCAGAGTCGGAATTGTTGGTGTGCCTGCTGCGAAAGTTGCCGGGTTAGAGCCACCAGATCCCTGCTCCTTCAACAGCTTATTCTCCTGCAAAACTAATGCAGAAAGGTCAGAATATGAAAACTCTCTTCCATTGTGGACAAGTGGCAGAGTAGGGTCTTTAGCATTGACAAGCTTGGCAGCATTGCGCTCGGCATCATAGATAATTTGCCCATCCAGTTGAGCAAGCTTGCGCTCAAGGACTGCCTGATATGCTGGCACTCTGGCTGCTTCTGGTATCTGGTCATTCCACTGGATGCCGTTAAGCTGAGTCTGCTCCCATAGTGACTTCATCTTGCTCACATATCTTTGCTCAATGAGTTGCTTGTCTGCCTCTGCCTTGCTGACCAGATCATCATACTTAGCCTGAGCCTCTGCCATTTTCTTTAAAAATTCCTCAGACTGGTTGCTATTAGTGGCATTCTTGGCTTTCTCTTCCAGCTCCTTTAGCTTTTTAAGGGCCAGCTTGATTTTGTCTCCTGAGTTCTTGGTCACCTTCAGCTCCTCAATGCTGTTGGAGTCAAGACCGTACTCTTTAGCCATGCGTACTATCTCCTCATCATACCCCATCATGTAGTTACTGATAAAATGCTTTTTAAGATCAAGGCTGGTCTTAGCCAGTTCAAAGTCATAAAGGTTAGTATTGAACTTATTGCTGACTGCCTCCGGCACTTGTATGTCATTGAGAGCAGATGCACTAATCATCAGGTTGAACTCAGGATCATCAGATACCCCAGCTCTTTTTGCCTGCTGGATTAAAAACTCTTTTATGTTCATAAATTAAAAAATTGAATCAGTTTCAGTCCTTAATTCTGGTGAGTCAAGACCAGACAACTCCTCCTCAATAACAACCTTGCGCTTGCGCTTTGGTTTTTCCTCTGCATCATCTTCGGTGATGGTAGCAGCAGCAGCAAGTTCAGCAGCCATCTCTGCCCGGAGTTGAGCTTTTAACTCTTCCTTCAGCTTGTCAATGTCTGGTAAACCTACCTGCTCAGACTTATGTTTGATGCCTACATGAGTCTCACCAATAGGTCTGATTCTTGCCCATGAATAGCTGCGCTTATTAACTGGCTTTTGCAATTCTCGGAGAGCAATCTGAGCATTGACAGATACCTCATAGGGAGTATCCTGTGCGCCTGTTACTGGGTTGATTTCCCAACGAATTACTTTTACCTGAGTGCGATTGCCATGCTGTCTGATGGCATCACGGATGTACTGTAAATTATCCATTTTTGTTTAATATAAGTTACGAATTAAGTTACCCTGTGTGATGTATTGAACTGCGGAGCATTCCTGAAGTGCCTCGCTCCTGGTAGGCAATGGCTGGCTTAAAGCCATAGGCCAGACAACCACTCTGCATGTCTGCTGTCAGGGCATCCAGACCATTGATTTGCACAATAGTTTGCTGAAGCCAATCCAAGGCGCAATGATTAGTAATGATGTAGGCATGTGTTAGCCACATTCCATCGCCTTTCCAGAGATCAGGCAGTTCTGGAATGCTCACCTTCTCAATTGTCTGCTCCTTGTAGCCAGCATAATATTCCCATCCTAAATGCAGGAAGTCAAAGTCTGGCAGCTTATCCCAATGCTTAATCAGGTTTTGCAATTTGTTAATCTCAAACCTGGCATCATCTTCCAGAACCAATGCAGTTTGATGACCATTTTGGACAATAGATGTCCAAACTTCCCGGTGAGAAGCACAGCAGCCTATCTCTCCAATGGACATATTAGGTCGCTTTCTTGACCGCTTCAGGCTATTGTCAACCACATGACCAGGCTTATTGCCATCATTGGCCTCATGCCATTGCGGAGGTCTGCCATGTGCATCTTTCAGACCTTTTAGGTGCTGGAGAAGTCTGTTCCTTCGCTGACTGGCCTTTTTTAAACTGATAAAGTAAATAGCATCAACAGGCAACTGCACAACTGATGCGCTCCGTGACAGCGAAGTCAATTGTGAAGAAGTAGGTCTCAAAGTTTCGCTCTGGTAGCCCGAAGTATTGGTTGGCGATTGCTTTGGAATTGAAATCCGTACCGGCATAAGTTATACCTTTAGTTCTGTTGATGATGGAAGTAATGCCGAACTCGGCATTCTCAAAAGTTGAATTAGCTACTAATTTAAAGTTGACTGTCCTGAGCAGGCTGTTGGCTCTGCCTCCGGCTGGAGTTGCTTCAAGGCTGGCTGATTCCCGAACCAGAAACACTACCAGAGGATAGGTGTCATTGACAGCGCAATAAGTATGTCCATCCTTGGTTACATAGTTGCCAGCACTGCCTTCTACAATGCTCTCAACAGCCTCCCCATAGTTGAGCATGTTGTTGACAAATGTACCTGCCAGATTATCGCAGAGATTCTTGAGCGCAGATTCAACGGTTACCTTGGTGACTATCATTTAGCAAGGATTTGAGTTGCCAGTCGATTGATGATCTGAAGTGATTGGTCAAGCTCCTGGTCAGACAGTTCAAAAATAGCACCGAATCTCTCCTCTAAATATCCGGCAACCTTAGCCTGCTCTATTGAAGTGAAGGTAACACCATAGGCAGTGTTGCTTATTGGCACTGGCTTCCAGCTTGCCCACATGTCTCCGGTTAATGTCAAGTCCATGTAGGCAACCTGCCTGCCAAGTCTTTGCCTGAACTCTTTATAGCTGCTAAACGATGCCCGATCTCCAAAGGATTTGGCTTGCTTTTTAGTTGCAATGTCTCCGAATTTCTTACCTATTGGGCTGGCAGTGCTTACTGTGCGCCCAGAATCATAGGGAGGTAATTGAGTACCATCAGACTTTCTGCCACTACTTTGAACTCTATCCTGAACAGCAGGAGCAGCATAAAGGGCAGCAGCCCTCAGTACCTTGTCGGCTTTGGATGCCTCCTTAAAGTTTCTGAATTGCTGCCGGAGGAAGGCAGAGGTGCTGTCATAGACTGGCATAAATTATTTTTAAAAATATTTTTGCAGTTATTTTTCCTTTGCCTTTATTGCATCACAAATCTAACCAATAATTAATTATGAATAACATGCGCAGCAAAGTCAGGATTGACTTACAAAATCGAATGTGGGTAGACATCTATGATGGAACTATCCAGGACATCCATAGAGCCTGCCTGATGGGTGGGCAATTGGTAGTCTATCAGATTGATGAATTGTATTACATTAGTTATCATCACACACAAGGCAATATTCATGTGCTATTTGTAGGGGTGACAATTACCAAAGAGCAATATGATCAACAAATCATGGCTTGGAATGGCAAAACCTACTATTTGGCAAGTCCAGGAACTGAGTTACTTTTAATTGACAACTCTTACTTTATTTAATTATGAAAGTAAACATCAAAGAAGCATGCATTCAGTCAGTGTTCTGGATGGTGTACACTCTGCTATTTGGCTTATTAATTGTAAAATTCATTGCCTACATTAATGGATAAGAGAGATATAACTGTCTGCCTGACCAGCTGCGGAAGATGGGATTTACTTGAGAAAACCATCAGCAGTCTGGTCAGCTATTGGGATGGACTACCTCCGGCAGCTTTCTTAATACACGATGACTCCGGTGCAATTGATGCTGTCCTGGTTAAGGAATTAGACCGATTCCTGATGAGGCATTGGCAGATTATGGCTGAGTGGTCAAGCAGCAACAGGCGAGGTCAGGTGCATGCAATTGATACACTCTACTCTCAGGTTACTACTCCTTACATTTTTCACTGCGAAGATGACTGGGAGTTTTATGCTGAAGGCTTTATCCATGATTCTCGCTCGGTGCTGGAGGCTGAGCCTAAGTGTGCATGTGTCTGGATGAGACATCCCTCTGACCGCAATGGGCATACCGTTCTGCCGGGCATGAAGATAACAAAACAACATGTCAGATATCAGCAGCTTGCCCATCGGTATAAGGGTCATTGGCATGGCTTTACCTGGAATCCCGGATTGCGAAGGCTATCCGATTACAAAGCAATGGGCAAGTTCAGCAACTTCTGCGAGTGGAGAAGCAATGATCATGCAATTGCTGAGATTCAGTATAACAAGAAGTATTACGAAGCCGGCTACATTGGCCTGACCTTGTGCAGGGGTTTTGTCAAGCACATCGGGCATCTGGACAGCCTTAAAAAAAGAAAGATATGAGAGCAGTACTATCCTTTAATATGGATGATGCAGATGATGCAATTAATCACTATCGTTGTGTTAAGTCACTTGATATGGCTTTATTCATCTGGGATTGGCGCAACAAACTCAATCAATTGGTAGACACATCAGAGGATGGTAAGCACATTGATGAGGCTCATCTCTGGGAGGCTTGGAATGAGCTAAAGGAAGCCCATGATATTAACATTGACCGCATAATAATATGACCAATCTTGAGCAAGTGCTTATCATTGTAGAAAAGGAAATCAAATCAAAAAAGATGTTGATGGAGCATGATGGCAATGACAAAACAAGCAGAAACTATTGGCAGGGAGGCATGAATGCGCTCATCTATATTAGACATGTAATTCAATTACTAATTAAAGAAAGCAATGAACCCGACACCGATTGAGGAATTGATTGACTTTATTGTCAGCAATGAGGGCGAAGTAGATGTTAATGATGTGCTGATTAAGGCTGAACTTATTAACATGCGGAGCAAGCCCAGGCATGTTGGATATTATTTCAATGGCAAGCTTTACAAAGACATGGAAGAGCTTAGAGGCAGAACCATGTCGGAGTTTAATATTCCTAAACCAGTTTTTTATTATCCTTAACTATGGGAGACATCATCAGTAGTTACCTTAACAGCCTGCCGGAGGAGAAGCCATTGCAGGCAGTAGATCATCCTGCTCACTATGGTGGAGCAGAGAACATCTATGAGGCAATCAAGGTCATAGAGGCATGGGAGCTTGGCTTTAACCTGGGCAATGTCATAAAGTACATCAGTAGGGCAGGCAAGAAGGGCAGCAAGCTGGAGGACTTGAAGAAGGCGCAGTGGTATTTGAATAGGGAGATTGAGAAGCTATGACAGCAGTAGAATGGCTCTTGGAGCATGATTTTTTAAAAGGCTCTACAAAGTGGCCTGACATTGTTGAGCAGGCTCTTGAAATGGAAAGGCAGCAACATGGTGAAACCTGGGATGCTGCCCTAATAAGGTTTGATGCCAGAGGCAAGGTGTTCCTCCGTGCCTTAATTGACTTTGATGAGTACTGGGCAGAAAAATCGAAAACCCCTCCGGGTGAGCATTGTGAAGAGGCGTGAGGGGTCTTATTAGGACAAAGATACAATGAATGTAGTAATTGCTGATAACGGTCGGGTATTTGCGAAGTTGCCCTTGCAGATACTTCAAATTAAGCACAAATGTTAATGGGCAATTTTGCAAATACCTTGTTATAGGCTGTTAAATTTTTAATCACATAAATAATAAAACAATGGACAAAAAAAAGTATTTAGAGGAACTACTGGAAGGTGCAGGACATCTAAACCAATTCCCAATGAAAACAACTGATAAATCTCCTGACTATGGAGGATATATCAAAATTGAAGATAAAATTTATAGGTTATCCGCTTGGGTTAAAACTAAAGGAGGCAAAAAAAGTCTTTCGTTAAAAGCAGTCGAGGCAGATTATGAAGGGTCTATTAATAGCCTATAACGGTTTGCGTATTGCTGACGTTGCCAATTTAGAAGCACAAATGTTTAATTTAAAATAAAAAGTTGATATGGAATATAAAGTTCAAATTACAGATGAAGCTGGCAATT